TCAGTTGCTCATTGGCTGGACGAAGAAGACTTCCGTGGCAATGGTGGTGTGATGAATCACGAAACAATTGAGAGTATCTCCAAGCGCCGCAAGCCATTTACCGTTGACTACACCGGATTTGGATGGGTTCTCATCAAAAACGGAGTATTTGAACATGAAGAGATGAAGTATCCATGGTTTGCACCAAAAATGCAAGTATTTGAATCCGGTAACGTTCAGGACATGTGTGGAGAAGACGTATCCTTCTGTTTGGATGCAATCTCAGCGGGTTTTGAGATTTGGTGTGATCCTCGCATTCGCGTTGGACACGAAAAGACTCGCGTTATCTGATGACAAGCAAAGAAAGATACTCAATTCTCAGTGATGGTCAGGTTTTATACACAAATCTAACCGAAGATGAGTATTTTGACACCATGGACATCCTCTCAGAGCAATTTTATAAGAAAGGATGTCCATCTCCAGAGTCTATTGAAACAAAAATTACACTAATTGAGGAATAAAATCATGGCAAAATCAAAAATTGGCAGCGGACTTTATAAAACTTCATATTCTCCGGGTCCTCCTAAGAAATCTCGTCAGGGAGATGGTGATGGGACCAAGTATTCCGCTACTTCTCGTAATAAAGCTCGTAAAAAATACCGGGGACAAGGTAAATAATCCTTCAAATCCTCCCTTTTGGGGGGATTTTTTATGAAAAAAACAAGAATAAATAAAATTTTTAGAGCATCATCGAATTGAAAAACATTTCCATGGGTAAGCATATACTCTTAGAGGTATATGATGTCAAATTTGATACACTAAATGACATAGATTCGCTCAAAAAAGTCATGATTGACGCCATAAACCGTTCTGGCATGACCATTTTGAACGTTTTTTCACATTGCTTCATACCACAAGGTTGCACAGTTGTTATTACACTTGCAGAAAGTCATGTTTCTTGCCATACCTGGCCTGAAAACGAATGTTTAGCGATCGATATTTACACTTGTGGTGAAAAAAATCCCGGAATTATTGCAATTGAACTGCTAAAATACCTTGATTCATACAATTACTGCTATAGACAGATGGATAGATGAGAAAATAGTTGCTAAATATTTAAAAACTTTCTAAAAAATGGCAGTAACCAGGGTATCTAGATCTTTTAAAGATATTAGTCTATCCTTTGATCCACATCCGGTAACAAAAGACATTCCAATCATCAAAGATCGTAATGCAATCATACGTTCTGTTCGAAATTTGATTGAAACAATGAAAAGTGAGCGCTTTTTTAACTCGGATCTTGGTTCAGATGTGAGGAGTAGTCTCTTTGACTTCGTAGATTATGGAACTGCCATTGAAATTCAGGAAAAAATAAAGGAAGTTATCATAAATTATGAACCAAGAGTTGAAAATATTGATGTTGAAGTGGAACCATCACCAGATGAAAACACTTTCGAAGTTACAATTATATTTGATGTCATTGGGCAAGAAATTCCAACACAACAGTTCTCATTCATCCTAGAGGCAACAAGATAAAAAATGCCTTTTACCAAATTTACAAATCTCGATTTCGACCAAATAAGAGATTCTATCAAAGACTACCTTAGAGCAAATTCATCATTTACTGATTTTGACTTTGAAGGATCTAATTTTTCAGTTTTAATCGATACACTAGCATACAATACTTACATCACTGCATTTAATAGCAGTATGATTGTTAATGAGTCATTTTTAGACTCTGCGACATTAAGACAAAACGTTGTTGCTCTTGCAAGAAATATTGGATATGTTCCAAGCTCAAGAAAAGCAGCAACTGCAAATGTATCTTTTAATATTGAAGTAGACCCTGTAGAATTTCTTGCAGATAATACTCCAATTTATCCGGCAACTCTTACATTAAGACCAGGATTGGTCTGCACAGGAACCATAAGATCTTCTTCATTTGTATTTTCAATTAGTGAAAGTATTACAACAACAGTAAAAAATGGTGTTGCATCATTTAATAATATTGACATTAAAGAAGGAACACTTTTAACTAAAAGATTTACTGTTGACTCCTCCATAGATCAAAAATTTATTTTAGATAACTCTTTTATTGACTCAACAACTATAAGAACTTATGTGAGATCGGCAAATGATGTTGGTCTTGGTGATCAATATAGACTAGTCGAAAATATTGTCGATGTTGATAAAAACTCTTTAGTATATCTTATACAGGAAGTTGATGGCGAAAAGTATCAATTATTATTTGGTAATGGTATATTTGGAAAAGAACTTCAAAATGCAGATTTAATAACGGCAAATTACATTATAACATCGGGTAAAGATGGTAATGGAGTAGATTCATTCTCATTTGCCGGAACTTTGAGAGATGATAGAGATAATATTGCAGTACCAATAAACACTGTTAACGTAACTACAAATAAAAAATCATTTAATGGTTCTGATATTGAAAGTATTGATTCGGTTCGTTACTTTGCACCAAGACTTTATTCATCACAAAATAGAGCAGTAACCAGCACTGACTACGAAACAATTATAAAATCTAAAATCTACAAAAATGCAGAATCAGTTTCTGTTGTTGGTGGAGAAGAACTAGATCCTCCTCAATATGGAAATGTTTTGATTAGTATAAAACCAAAAAATGGAACTTTTGTGTCCGACTTTGATAAAGAGCAGATTCTATCAGAACTTAAAAAGTATAGTATTTCTGGAATCAATCAGAAAATAGTTGATCTTAAGATTCTGTATGTTGAAATTAATACTTCTGTATATTATAACTTTAATAGAATTTCTAATGTATCTGATCTGAATAGTAAAGTAATATCATCATTAACTTCGTATTCAAAATCAGTAGATTTGAATAAATTTGGTGGAAGGTTCAAGTATAGTAAAGTATTGCAGATTATTGACAATACAGATTCTGCAATTACATCCAATATTACAAAGGTAATTATTAGAAGAGACTTAAAAGCTCTAATTAATACATTTGCACAATATGAAATTTGCTTTGGCAATAAATTCCATGTGAATGATAAGTATAATATTAAATCAACCGGATTTAAAATTTTGAATGAACTTGATACTGTTTACTTTACTGATACTCCAAATTCAGATAAAAAGACTGGAGTATTGTCAATTGTAAAACCATCAAATGAAATACAAGAAAATTCTTCAGATAAATTTTCACCAACTGTTGTTGTTAAGTCTGCAGGATCAGTTAATTATGAAACCGGAGAAATTATAATTAATAATATTATCATTACAGAAACTGCGCTGACAAATAATATTATTGAGATCCAAGCATTCCCAGAATCAAATGATGTTCTTGGATTAAAGGATCTTTATGTTTCATTTGATATTTCAAAAAGTAAAATAAATATGATTAAAGATACCATTTCATCTGGTGAAGATAATTCTGGAATCATTTTCAATAAAAATTATTATAGTTCAAGCTATTCCAACGGGAGTTTAACGAGGTCATAATATGCAAAGAGCAAATTTTGATGCTAGAATAAAAATTCAAGACTTAATCAGAAGTCAACTCCCAGAATTCATAGCAGATGAAAATCCAAAGTTCGTAGAGTTCTTAAATCAATATTATATTTCACAGGAACATCAAGGTGGTCCTGTAGATATTGCAGAAAATCTGGACCAATATATCAAGTTAGATAATCTAACTACGGAGGTTATTGTTGGGGAAGTAATCTTAACAAATTCAATTACTTCTCAGTCCACCACTATTAATGTATCAAGCACAAAGTCATTTCCAAAAAAATATGGTCTTTTAAAAATTGACAACGAAATTATCACTTATCTCGATTCTGACGAAACTTCATTTATTGGATGTATAAGAGGATTTAGTGGTATTACTGATTATCATCAAGAAATTAATAAAGAAGAATTAGTATTTGAAAAATCTTCTGCATCTGCACATGCTGCAAATAGTTCTGTAAAGAATTTAAGCTCACTATTTTTAAAAGAATTTTATAAAAAAATAAAGTTTTCTTTGGCTCCAGGACTAGAAGACCTGGATTTTTCTGTAGAGCTCAATGTATCTAATTTCATAAAAGAGGCAAGAAGTCTTTATGAATCTAAAGGAACATATGAATCTTTTAGAATTCTATTTAATATCCTATACAATGAAACACCAAGTATAATCAATCTCGAAGACTTCTTAATTAAACCATCTGATGCATCATACAAAAAAAGATCATCAATAACTGTAATACCAATATCAGGAGACATTTCGCTCCTTGAAGGTCAAACTATTCTGAAGAACTTAGATGACCTTACAACAGCATCTGTATCTGAAATAGATACATTTACCAAAAATGGAGTTAAGTATTATAGATTAAATTTATTTGTAGGATATGATGATACATATCCATCAATCACTGGAAATTTCAACATTACCACAAACAGTAGAGTTTCAGAAACTGTAGTAGTATCGAATGTTGATTTGGTGGCGATTAGTGTAGATTCTACTGTAGGATTCGAAGAGTCTGGAAGTATTTTTAAAGGAGATACTGAAATATTCTATACTGAAAAAACAGTAAATCAATTTTTAGGATGCTATATTAATGAAGATTTCCCAGTAACTGTAAATAAGACTGATTTTATTTACGGAACTAATACTTATTATGGATATGAAGAGGGTGATATCTCTAGAAGAGTTGATTTTATAATTACAGGAATCCTTTCAGATTTTGATTTGAAAAATGATGATTTAAATTTTGAAATTGGAGACTCACTTTACCCAGAAAGTATTGGCCAGATTGTAAGTAAAGGAGTTTCTAAGAAAGAAATATTCGCAAATTCTTTAGTATATAATACAAATTCAAGGTATCAAGTTAATTTTTATACTGGAAATACGATAAGAATATCATCAAATGTTTTAGACACTCCATTGAAAGTTGGGGATTATATTGAAATATTATCTAGAGGAACTGAATTTGTAATTCCTGGATATGAGAGAGTAAATATACAATCAATTTCTAGTGATGGCAGTATATCTTTAAGTGTAAGCACAACAAATTTGAATGGAAATCTTACTTATGATGCTAGAAGATTGCTTAATAAAGCATCTTCAGAATATGTTCCAGTTAAATATGGCAATGATGTAATATCATCAGATATTCAAAATGTATATTTTGACGATGAAGATGGTTCTGATATTGCATATATTGCTTCAAACTCATTGCCATCATACCCAATAGACATCAAACCATTTGAGTATAAGATTAAAAAGTTTGGTGGATTTGATGGAATTAAAAGAGAATATTCTACTATTGTTTTTGATACTCCAATTTCATTTTTAACTGGTGATAAAGTTTTTTATTATCCGGACCCTTCGTTGACAATAACTAATCTTGAAGAAGGATTTTATTTTGTTGAAGTATTAGAAGATAAAAAGAGTTTAAAGCTATATCAAAGTGGAGTTAATGTTCCTTCCCAAGACTTTTTATATTTTGGACTTTCATTGGGTGATACTCTTCCAGAAAATGAAAATAGATTGGTTCTTTTTGACCAAAGAGAAGGATTATTGTATCCACAAAAAGTATTAAATAAAATTAATCTATCTCAAACTATTGATAGTAGTCTTCCAACAGAAGTTGAACCTGGACCAATAGGAATATTAAAAAATGGTGTAGAAATCTACAGCTATAAAACTAATGATAAAGTTTATTATGGACCCATTGAAAGTGTTGATGTTCTAAATGGCGGATCTAATTATGATATTTCAAATCCCCCACTAATCGAACCTGCATATGGATCTGCAAAATTTTATCCTGTTATTTCTGGATCGGTAAATAAAATTTTAATCGACCAATCTTTCTTTGATTTTGATAACATTACTTCAATTGAATTTAATGGTGGAAATGGTTCTGGTGCAAAATTTAGACCAGTTGTAGAAAAAGTTGAAAGAGATTTAGATTTTGATACTAGATTGGTATCTGATGGTGGAGGAATCGATAAAAAAGAAAGAACCATAACATTTAAAAATGCACATGGATTGATTAATGGGCAAGAAATTGTATATAACTCAAATGGACTTTCTGAAGTAAATATTAAAACTAGAATATTAGATTCTACCACAACACCATCATTTAGAAATCAATACATTTTTGATGCAGTTTCTGCCGATCAATTTGGAAAATCTGTAGCAATAGATTCTGATAAGGTTGTGATTGGCGCTCCTTTGGCAGAAATATTTATTGGACCTAATCTGTATTCTGGTGCAGGTAAAGCATATATTACAGATTTAA